CAGGATGGAGGACGAACCTTACGATAACCTGAAGCGGGATTTTGCACAAGAAGTTTTGAACGATATGGGTAATGTAGGATGGATGGATCATGTCGCGGTGAAACTCAATATCGGACCTGATAGACATTCTATTAATTTTGAAGACCCGTTCGATGACAAAGGGTTTTTTGGGGTTCCCGTACCAAAAAGTTTATACTTCAATCGGAGAGTAAAGTATCTGTATGATCGTGTAAGGGATCGTGGCATTGATCCAGAAGGGCTGTCTGTGATGGACCTAATCAATCTGGAAGCTACTACAGAAATTCCTCTGGAAGAGCGTTACCTAGGCTCTGATCTACAGACACGTACATTGACTGATACAGCAAGAGGGTATCTGGAACTGTACTCTGGAGATGTCCAGAAAGCCTATGATGCCGCTAGAGATGATTTTTTAAGAGTACAGGAGATGGGTAGTGGGGCAGATGATCCTGAGAACATTCTTTATGCCCATGCTAAAGTTACGCAGCAACTTGGTGAGATGTTGGAATCCGGTACTACCCATGTACCGAAAGAAGCAAGGCATATACCTAGTCAAGATGTTACTACGGGCGGCCCTCTTACATCCGGGGAAGCAAATTACAGGGAACTGGTAGTAAAGTATCAGTATCCACCAGAGAATATTCGCAGTAAACTAGGTATTGGCGAAGTAGATGAGGATGCTCACTTTGGACCGGGTACTGTCGGGTGGGTTAGAACTACCGATAAGTATATCAGCAGTGCGGATGAGCGTAATATGCCGGAAGACTTATGGATGAAGGCTCAATCCGAAGGCTATAGAAATGGTATAGCCACAAGCCATCTGGACGAGTTACAGTCAGAACATCAGAAAGCTGCTGGTATTCGTAAAAATAATGTAGATCGTCAGGTTCTTGGCGACCTATTAAAGAGATACGACATTTTTCTTTGGAAAGACTTTGCTGGCGATATTCTTCCAGAAATAGCTGAGATTTGGAAGTCCGGTAGTTCTAGGGGTGAAACCTTTGATCTACCGTCAGATTTGGAAGCAGAGGTGTTTACAGATGCCGACGGTGGGCAGTCTGCTATTCATCGTAATCAAGTTCGATTCTTGGGAACTGATCCATATGTAGGTACAGTACCCTTAGATAGTTTAAAAGTCCAGATAACAGAGCAAATGTTGTATGAAGCTGATATGATTAATCGTGATTCGGATGTATCTATAGTTGGTGCTTCTGATTCTTTTGTCTATGCTTCTAACAAAGTTACTGATGCTATAAAGAAAGCTACAAAGAATTCTGACCTTCTTGATTATATAAAAGGACAACAGAAGATAGCTAGGGAAGACTTTCCCCTAGATTACGCTTACAGGAAGTTGGGGATAGATTACACTGCTTCTGATCTGCGTAGATTCACAGAGATGGGTATGAAGGAACCAATCCTAGAGAACGCACCTTATAAAACAGAATGGTTGAATATTGCAGTAAAGAATTTTCTTTGGGATGCTGCTATGAAAGGCAATGACTACATCAGTTGGTCTTCTCCAGAATTTCTGAAGGATCGTTGGAGCGGAGATACCGCTTCAAAAGAAGGTGGTTTATTCGATGTTGTCTACGGTACACAGATAGAAAAACTAATACGAAAAGAACTAAGGAGCCTGTCTGTAGAAAGGGAAGGAGTTCCTGTTCGACTCAGAACGTATAAGGGTAAGGATAACTACATTATAGAGTTCCCTAAAGATATAAGGGATGCACTAATAGAAAAAGGACAAGACCCTGAGAAGGGATTTGAACTAAGCAAGTTGCGTAAGAAACTAGAAGAGGCGTATGCATAGGAGAAAACAACAATGTGGGAATGGCTAGTAAACTACGGTGGTTTCTTAGGGATGCCTTCTATGAAGGATATTTATACGATACCCGAAAGGTGGAACCAAGGTCGGGATGAACTTGGTCAGGAAAGGATGAGGTGGGCAGTGGACCCTGCTTGGCTTGAGGGTCAGCGTATGGGGTTACCTCCAATGCAAACTGGTTTTATAGCTGAAGTTCCCTCAGTTCAGGAGTACAGGCGAGGGTTACTTGACGATACAACTCGCGCAGACGATCAGAAACGAAAAGATGATTTTGAAAGATTCCAAAGAGATAGAATGCAACGCTTTCTTAGGAAATAAAGAATGATAACTCCGCAACAACAAAAGTTTATTGACCATTTTATTTTGACAGGTAATGCGTCACAAGCTGCTGTAGATGCTGGCTACTCAGAGAAGACAGCCAGACAGAAGGGGCATGAGTTAAAGAACTTGTATCGTAGTGAGATTATGCAAGCTACTCAGAAACTACTTACTGACCAAGTACCAGCAGGACTAAGATGGCTTAGTGAACTTGCAGAATCTGCTGAGAGCGAATCAGTCAGGCTCGGTGCTATCAGGGATTTACTTGACCGTGCTGGACTCAAACCAGTGGAACGTGTAGAGACAACCACTATAGAAAAGATGTCAAATGAAGAGATAGAACGGGAGTTAAATGCCCTCCTCAAACATTAGGACACTAGAACTATTAAAGGAACTTAAACAGCGGGAAAGGTATAATAGGGTAGATTACTATGATCCTTATCCTTATCAGGTAAAGTTTCACGATACTGGTGCTGATTCTAACCAAAGGTTGCTAATGGCTGCTAACCGCATAGGGAAGTCCTATTGCGGTAGTATGGAACTTTCTTATCACTTAACTGGGTTATACCCTGATTGGTGGAATGGTCGAGTATACAAACAACCTATAGTAGCGTGGGCAGGTGGAGTCTCAAATGAAACGACAAGGGATATTGTACAATTTGAACTATTGGGTTCCCCCGATGACCCTGAAGCCTTCGGTTCCGGTACTGTACCGAAAAACTATATAATAAAGACCGAAAGGAAGCCGGGTGTACCTAACGCCAAATCGGTTGCTCTAATCAAGCACGTTAGCGGTGGGAACTCTTCTTTATTCTTCAAAGCCTATGAGATGGGTGTAGAGAAGTGGCAGGGTAGATCGGTAGATTGCGTATGGTTAGATGAAGAACCATCCAGAGAGATATATTCTCAGGCTGTCACTCGCACTCTGGATCGTGAAGGCATGGTATACATGACCTTTACGCCAGAGGCGGGAATGACAGAAACAGTAGCATCGTTTATAAACAGGATACAACCGGGTCAGGCATTAGTGAATGCTACATGGGATGATGCATCTGAAAGAGTAAAGTCTGCATCTGGGAAGAAAGGACATCTTTCTGAAGTTGTAATGGAGCAGATACTTTCCAGTTACAGCCCACACGAAAGGGAGATGAGGCGATACGGTAGACCTTCAATTGGTTCAGGATTGGTCTTTCCTATAGACGAAGAAAAGTTATTAACAGAACCTATCCATATAGAGTCTCATTGGCCTCGAATAGCTGCTATTGATTTTGGGTTTGACCACCCTACTGCTGTAGTATGGTGCGCTATGGACAACGATAATGACACATTCTACATCTATGATTGTTATCGCGTTGCAAAAGCGTCTCCATCGGTTCACGCTAGTGCTGTACGAACTAGGCCATATTTTATCCCCGTTGCTTATCCCCATGACGGTAATAGACGAGATTCTATGGGTAATCCCGGCTTGGCTGACCAGTATCGTAATCTAGGTTGTAACTTCCTTCTTGAACATTTTACTAATCCTCCAGCATTAGGCGAAAACAAAGGTTCCAATTCAGTAGAAGAAGGGTTAATGGCTATGTTACAGGCTATGGAAGCTGGTAACTTTAAGGTGTTTTCTACTTTAAGTGATTGGTGGGAAGAGTATAGAATGTACCACAGGAAAGGCGGTAAGGTTGTTCCATTAAGGGATGATCTAATGTCTGCAACTCGCTACGCATTTATGTCCCAGCGTCATGCAGTATCTGGTGAAGACCCTACTTGGACAAAGGATTTAGAATATAAGAATTATGGCATTATCTAAAATAACTGAAGAAGAACTTGTAGCTAGGATCAGTGAAGAGATTACTGACTCTCTTGGGTATGGGGATGAGATTTCCATGCAAAGGGAACAGGCTATGGAATACTACTATGGATTACCTTTTGGTAACGAGGTAGAGGGACGTAGCCAGTTTGTAGACTCTACAGTTCAGGATACGATAGAGTGGATAAAGCCATCCTTAATGCGTGTATTCGCATCCGGGGACGAAATGGTGAAGTTTTCTCCACATGGCCCGGAAGATGTAGAGATGGCTAAACAGGCTACAGACTACGTTAATTACGTCTTTACAAAAGACAATCCGGGTTGGGAGATTCTCTACTCTTGGTTTACTGATGCTTTACTATCCAAGAATGGTATCGTAAAATGCTGGTGGGAAGAGTACGAAGAGGAAGAGCGTGAGGAATATCGTGGTCTAGGAGATATGGAACTGGAAACTCTAGTCTCTAATCCTCATGTGGAAGTTATAGAGCATTCGGAATACCTTGAACAGGATATGCCGGTGCATGATGTTGTAATAAAAAGAGG